CCTAGCGTTGCGAAAATGTCCAATTGCTCAGTGAAAACATAAGATTCAGCACAAGCCACTCCGAAGACTACCACGCGGAATACATAGTCGTATGCCTTTGTTTTCTTAAATAGCTCACCGTTTTCGCTTTTTTCAAGCATAGTATGGATAAGCGGTTTAACCATCGTTTCCACAGTTACTCCCGTGAATGCAAGAATGGTCGCAACCAATATAAACCAACTGCCTATATCCTCTATTATTGTGTTCATTTGTGTTATTCCTTTCCTATATCGGTTTTAGATTGTGATTCGTCTGGCTTTATTGTCAGTGTTTCTTGTGTTTGTTTAATCGCATCGTCTAGGCACTCCCTCATAGCAGTGCGAAGATTATTTGTGATTTCGGCTATCATGTTTTTTTTAGCTTCTGGCGATAGATTTACACCACTCTCTAATTTAGTTGCCATGTTTGTCATTGCTGTATTTATTGCACATTCCAGGTCTGCAAATTTATCGCTCATTGTCTTAATTCCTTCTGTCTGTTCCTCTATGATAGTTATTCCACGAGTGACGTTTTGACTAACACTTATCAATTCATTCGTGTGCCTTAATGAAGATGCTTTTACGTGTTCTAATGACGTTGCCATGCCAGAATTATTAGTCACTTGTATCATCAATACATCTAATATTTCGCCCTGGCGTTTATTTTCGGTACGCTGGTTATCTAGCATACCTTGCATAATAGCCGCGTTTTGCTTGCTTTCATCAGAGTGTTGTTGTGATAATGACTTTGTGTTGTCTTGTTGGCGATACAATAGCAAACAAACAATTAATAGAACAGTTGCTATCATCCCTTGATTTTCTATAAGCCATTTTAGTGATTCAGCCAACCATTCCATATTCCCACCATTAGCGCCATGCGCCCCTGTTATTGTGTTTCGCTTTTGTCTTCTGACCAGTCATCAACAGCAACTATTGCCAATTGCGGCAACATCTGCATTAACTTTCCGTGCTGGCTGGTATGGATAATAGCGTCAATTTGATAGCCATATTTAGCGACTAGTTTATTGTATTCGTCTACAAATAATTGTTGCCTTTGTTCAGGTGTCATTCTACTATACTCGCATCTGCAAACCACGCCAGATCATTACGCTTTGTGTCGTCGTCTTCTAGTTTGTTACTTTCATCAGTAGCCATTTTCTTGAGCGCCTTGTACGCTTCTTTGAGCGATATGCTTTTCATAATATCATCGCCATCTGTATAGCTCCCATTATGGAATTCAATCGCCAAATCGACTTGAAAACTGTCAATATGATTGTTGCCAGCAATATACGCTGCTTCATCAATATACAATGCGATAGTACAAACTGCGTCAATTCTATCATAATTACAATTCAATTGCACAATGCGCCAGTAATTACCATCAATACCGTATAATGTTGTTTTAGTTTTCTGTAATGCCATAGTCGTTTACTCCTGTTGATAGTATATCACATTTTAATCAGCATCAGCCAATAACCCAAGACTGACAAGTGCGTCTTCCAACGCCTTAATCCGTGCCGCGTTATTGACTACCACTGACAGCACAGTATTTCCTTCGTCTTTTGTTGCAAAGCCAAAGTTAGCCCCGGCGCTGCTATCAATCAAATCCTGTATAGCATAATCAGGTGTCCCCGGCGCAGTGTGTGTTAATGCTGTTAATTCATCTAATATTTCAGAAGGCTGCACAATCGGCGTGGCATTAAAGAAACCTAATTTCTGATTTGTTGCTGTGCCTATTTTTGTCCCGGTGGTAGTATCAGTTACGATGTTATTCGCAACGAACTCCAAGTTCCCACTCGGTTGCACTTTCAACATTGGAGTTCCACTGCTATTCTTCCACTCAGTGAGGTTTGATGTTTGTCCGGCAATCGCTTGCACATTCAATGGCACACCCGCAGCGTTTTGTGAATAGATTGTTATTCCAGCGCCAGCACCGGAAAACAGTCCGTAAATAAGCGGTGTGGTAGTGCTAGTATTGGCAATATAAAGCGTGTTTGAGCCTGTTTCGTTATAGCCAGCCTGATAGCCAAGCGCCACGTTGCCAATACCTGTTATGTTAAGCCTAAGCGCCTGATAGCCAAGCGCCACGTTGCCAATACCTGTTGTGTTAAGCCTAAGCGCCAAATAGCCAAGAGCCACGTTGTAATTACCTGTTGTGTTAGCGGATAGCGCCTGATAGCCATTTGCCACGTTGTAATTACCCGTTGTGTTAGCGTATAGCGCCTGATAGCCATTTGCCACGTTGCCATTACCCGTTGTGTTAAACCTAAGCGCCAAATAGCCATTTGCCACGTTGCCATTACCCGTTGTGTTAGCGGATAGCGCCTGATAGCCATTTGCCACGTTGCCAATACCCGTTGTGTTATAAGCACCTGAATCAATGCCAACAAATGTATTGGCTAAAGCAGAATTAGCCCTCATCTCTACTCTGGCAGTTCCACCACTGCTTTTTAGCACGAATAACGGACTAGATATAGCAGTTATTGATTTAATAGAAATTATGATAGTACCATCGAAATCTGAGGTGGGCGTTATTATTAAACTATCTGTATTTGATGTTGTTGGCCCCCATGCTCCGGTTGCGGAAATAGCGCCTGATGTCTCCCCACCAAAATAGATGGTAAATGTCCCGGCAGTACGTCCGGTCACGGTGTATGCAATCTGATATTTAGTTGCACTTACTGCCGCTTTAGATTGTAGTAGCGTCGTAGTGTTTCCCGGCGTATGTGTCCACCCGGATGCGAAATCGCCAGTCCAGTCGACAGAAGTCCAACCTGTGCTTAATAGGAATTCGGCGCTATACGTAGGCAAATCACTCGATGCGCTACCAATAATGTCAAGTGGCCCGGTCATGGTATCGCCAGCTTTTTCAACCCATATGTCGCCAGTTCCGCCAGCCACTAATCCGAGATTAGTCCGTGCTGTTGCCGCGTCGCTCGCACCCGTGCCGCCGTCGGCAAGTGGAACATCCGTACCATCTGCTCTATATATGTATTTTGTGCCAATAGTCACGGCTGTAGGAATATCAGTTCCCCACGCCGGGTTAGTACCAGCCCCGCCACCTATTAAAAGTTGCGTTGTTAGTCCAACTGCTAATGCTTCGATTGCTGCCGCACCCGCACCCACTAATAGCCCGCCATCCGTGAAGGTTGAAGCTCCTGTTCCACCGTCAGCAACCGCTAAATCGGTTATACCTGTGATTGTGCCACTGTCGATATTGACATTGGTTAGAGACTGGCTATTCATATCCCACGCGCCGCCTAAGGCCCGCGTGCCGTCTGTCAATAAATAATTAGACTCCGGGAAAGTAGTCGCAACACCGCCGCTATCGAAACCCGCAAACTCCTCAACTGTTGTTATGATGCTATGATTTGCTATATTCCAATTTAATGATGATAAGTTGGGATGTGCTGATGCCGCTTGTCCTGGCGATTGCCCGGTCTCCCTAAAATCGACATAGCCAGCGCCATCGTTATTTCTAATCCTAGCGAAACTTTCGTTATTATAGCTACTAGATGCCTGATAAATGATTGTTCCAATTGGTCTAAATTCCACAAATGGTAGCCCGGCTGTAGTTATATCATTTATCTCTACTAGTGATGCCGTTTGTGCAGCCGGAAATGTTGCATGTGCAGCTTGCCCTTGCACAGCAATAATCGGGTATCGCACATCATTAGTAGCATAGATATGCGCCAAAACATAATTGTTCCCCCCAACTTCTGTTTGTGTCCATACCCCGCCTGTATACTCATTCCACGCCGGGCGATAGTTACCACCTACGAATGTTTTTGTTGCGCTTCGTGGCGTTCCGACGTTAGTCCATGTTACCGTGCCATCCGCAACAATTGTATTGCCAGGGTATGGCGCTGTTGACCATGTAGGCTCTACCCCGCCAGACGTTCCCGCCGTTGTTACCTGCCAATAGCTATTGTCAGCAAGTATCCTATCACCCAAAGAATAGGCGGTTGCCGCTTGCCATATATCAGTTATCCATTCCCTGCGCCAATATCCGGCTGCACCTGATTTATAAAACACTGGTATCTCTATGGCTGTCGATAATGTTTGTGGAAAACCATTCAATATTGTGATTGTCAAATCTTCATCTAAAATCACACCATTATCACACGAGAATTGGCTTGCGGTGTCGGTAACGGGTGAGGCATCAAGGTCGAAATTTCCTAGTGCTAAACCTTCTTCATACGACGTGCCAGTTATTCTGTGGGCATGGTAATGTGTTGCCCCCGACATTTGACCGCCATGACGTTCATCCGCCAGGTAAGTGGCTACCTGATTATCCTTATCCCACGCTAATATCGAAACAAGAGGGAGCTCACCAAATACAATCAAATCAGTTGCACGTCCACCGCCAATAATCTCATCTAAGTCGCCGTTTTCATCGAAATAAATGTAATGCGTTCCTTCTGTATCTGCAATAATTAATGTTTTATCGCCAGTTGCAACAAAGCGTTTCTGTCTATAATACCAATCAAAACTTGTTTGGGCGGGGGCGAGCTTCAATGTAAATGTGCGGGTGCTTTTATCAAATGAGGTAGCGTCCAATGTGCATTGGTCTAGTCTATAAAATCCAGTGCGCTCGTAATTATCGTAGTTGGCGGTATTGGCAACCCATATCCCATTAGCAGCGTCCCACAATGGCATAGATGATTCAGATTTCGGGAACGTTGCCGATGTGAATATATTGACTGTTTCACGCCAGTCCGCATCACCGTCCGTATTGCCTAAACATCTATATAACAAACCAGTTGCGGTGTCAATCCATACACTCCCAACGTCGTAGCCCAAGTCAACATCATCATTTATGGTTGGTGGTATTATGGCTGTGTAGTTGTTTTTGATAGTGTAAGCTAACCAGGGGCGCATGTCTTCTATTTTATCACTATCTGTTATATAGGTTTGTGCATCATGTAACCGCCACATTGCAATAGGCATTGTACCGCCCGGACGGGCATCTAAGCATTCTTGCTTATCCGTTTCCTGCAACGGTGTAATAGTCGAAATAGGCGTTGACGTACTAACCGTTATTGCATATGTAGTTACATTGAAGAATATAACAGCATAACAATGTAAATTCGCTCCGGGAACATAAGCAGATAAATCAACTAACCCGCCTTCATACCAATAAGCAGTATCATTAAGTGAATAGCGATATGCGTTAATATAGACTTCGTTAGTCTGTGTCCCCTGTGTTCCCGATACCGCACCGCAAAATAGTGGTAACAATCCGTCCGTCTGTGTAAATGCAGACATTCGATTATCGCCAGAATTTAATGTTAATGGATTGCCCTTTGCCTCCACAATGGCATCGTGATCGGCTTTTTCAATTGCAAGTTTGCCCTTTTCATCATAACCAAGTATCACAGGCGAGCCAGCATAGGGCGAATAAGCTCCGAGTACGCCAGATTTCACAACTCTATATGGCACGTCATCACCACGAACACGCGCCCGGACATATCCTTTACGTCCCGGTTCGTCAACTATTGCAGAAGCCAGATTATCGGAGTCCCCCAAGTATGCAAAATACTTCGTTAATCCAAGACGCTTTTTTAACTCTTGGACTAACGACTCTATTTGTGCGTCAGTGGCATCATATGACATTATCTAACCTCTAATCCTAATATAGTCGCTGATGGTATTGATTTGTTCCTAACAGTTACACCACCGTCAGGTGAGTATTTTATTACCCCGGTATCATTCAAATATACCTGCCTCGTATTAGTTGATTTAACCCTGATATAGGTTGCGTCACTAGATAATACTATTGCTGATTTCGTCCATGTGTCTCCACTATTATTAGTATATGCCAGGTTGGTATCAGTGTCGAATGTGAAGATACCCCACATATGTCTATCAGATACCCGTGACATACAAAGCGCATTCCTACCAACAATATAACCATCATATGTGCCATCATTAGGCGTTATATCAGAGGCAACATCGTCTTCTATTATTGCCATTGTCTGCCCACCAAAAGCGGCATCAGTTGCGAATATAATATCACGCTCAGTATTCTTACCATAAGCCCATATTGCCTTTGCAAATGTGCCAGTGCTATCACTATCTGTTTTTGTTGTTACTGTTGTATCATCTAGTATATCTGTGATAATGTCATCAGTACCAAGATAGGCATAATCATCGTCTGCCCCGGTAGCATAACCAGGCTCTCCCGGTGATGTAACATCAATTGCTGCGCCTTTTAGCGAACCGAAGTTATCACCTCCGTCTGTTGATAATCGCAGTGATGGTCTGTTAATAGGGGTGACTGTAAAGTTCATTGTTATATTTGTGATTGTACACCAACTAAGTGACCGTTCCATTGAATTATGGAATAGCACCGTCCCCGTTAATCCTGGAGTTGCTACATTAATCGTTCTGGTTTGCACTAAGTTAGATGTGATATATGTTCCATTACCGTAAGAAACCCCATTAACTGAAACCTCATAAGTCTTTTCACCTGTTGTGAAACCTGTTGAAGAACGCTGTGCCTGGTATCTAACATATATATTATCTAATATTGCTCCCGCTGGGATTGTGTATTGCACATTACAAGAAACACCCTGCCCACCTAAATAGGCAGCTTGGTAGTAATGATCATTTAGCGCGTCATATAAACCCGGCTGATTAACAGACCCTGTATGAGGCGATATTAAACTAGACCCTGATAGCCCTTTATTACCGCTACCGCCTAACAAGGTAACTACTGCATCAGGCGTTCTATCATCAATACCAAATATGTATATTCTGTCAGGTGTTGAAGTTGTGCGAATGGTTGTATAGTCAATATCATCTAACGTGGTAGTGTTTATTTCCCATTCCGGCACACTGCTAAACACGTCCGCAGTACGCCATAACTCGCTATTGCCAGCGCCATCATTTACTAGTACATAAGCTCCCCTTGTGAACGGGTCAAACTTAGCGTCCTTAACTTCCATAGGTGATTCGGCTGTGAATACAATATTATATGGAGGTACGTCTGTTTCGACTAATTGCTGTGTAAGATAAACCTGCTCATTATCCCAACACATTACAACATTGCCTTGTGCTGTTCTAGTCTCTAATAATCCAGTCGTTGGTATTGGGGAAATAACAATTGCGCCATCTGTTGAACCAATGGCTGGAACATTAGCAGATGTCCATCCGGTAGGTAAAAATATATCAGGCAATGGGGGAAACCCTGGATATGCTGGTATCGTTGGCAATATGGGCATAGCAGGCTCAATAGCGCCTGGTTCTAATTGCGAGATTGTTTTAGCGCCACTCCCCCGTGTTTCTTTAGACAGCACAAATGATGATATATCCCATGTGCCATTATCATTATCGAAACTGATTGTAATAGAATTTAGTGTAAATCGGTCTGCTGATGTATATACTATATTCCTATTGTTATCAGTTGTCGCGATTATTATTTTGTACCATTGGAAATTAGTAGGTGACAAGAAATAATAACCATCTAATATTGAAAGTGTAGGTGTGTCTTTTGGGTTAGCATCTGCCAGAGCGTTGGCAACTAATCGCTCCGCTTCATCACTTTGCGCTGTGAATGATGCGTCAGTTGGTAGTAGTATATCAGTTATCGGACTACCAATACCTTGCGCTTCTAATGATGCTATTGCGGGTGCTTCTGCCCTGATTATACGTAACTCATTATTATAGGTTGTATACCCACCACCGAACAACATAATCTGCCCAACAGTTGGGACTTTGTCTATGTCAATTGAAAACGAGAACATATCGCTGGTTGTAAATGTGTGAATTACATCTAAGGCGTTACGATCTCCATCTTCCATAAAAACTGCATTTTGGGCAGCGTATATTTCCCCTTGCCTCGAAATGTTCAATGATGATATTCGTGCTGATAACAGTGTATTAATAGCCGAAAGCAGACTGGTATCTTCTGTACTATCTTCTGCATTTTGGTAGTTATCTGTTTCATCATCAAAGCGCAATGAACATATATTTGTAAACGTGCTGAATTCTGATAATACAAAAACAATAATTCTCCACTGTGTCATTGTCTTTATAAAACCAAAGTCGGTTGGGGTTGCGCTGCGTGATAGTGCAAGTTTAGGACTTCTAATCCTGTTAAGCTGTGCTAGAAATCCCTCACAAGTGAATGATGTATCAGGCAGTGGCCCTGATGTATCATTCACAGAACTTTTAGGTGTTTCTTTGCTTAACCTGCCAACAAAGCAAATATTATCAATTATAGGTGTTTTAGCGCCGTTATAGTTCGGTTCGCTCCAAAGTGTGATTAATGACCTACTTGGATATGTTGCCATCTCTGATGAGAAATAATCAAATGTAAACTCATCACCTACGCCCACACTAGATGTAATATTTAAGGCATTAGCACCTTTTACAATCCATGCATCAGAAGCGTCCGAAGACATAACGAACACAGGCATTGTAAACCAGTTAGAACGCCCGCCATCATCAGTTACCGTTACACGCGGCCAATATACCCCGGCAGTATTATATTGTATGTCTGGCTGTGCATCTGTTGAAACCGTGCCATTTACGAACGAACCACCGTCGGCATCCCAAGACCATGATGCTATTGCCGCGCCCGAAGTGGTAGCTAGCCCTACCGCCGGGAACGTGAAAGTAGCCAAACCAGATGAAAGTTTTTTAGCGTAAGCACTTTGTAATCCTGTAACAAGTGGGAGTAATTGTCGAAACGTTATATCCCAGTCAACAGTCTGAGTTCTTTCGATATAACGACCCAGCTTTTCGCGTCCGGCCACATCCTTGACAACTGTTATGTAATAGTTTTCTTGGATGTTACTACTGGTTTCGTTTATATTTAATACTGTTCCTGTGGAGTTGTTGCCGCGAATACGCCCAACAAATTCAGCATTCCTAATATCTGATGTAGAGCCTATATAGACTGTGAACCCATCGAATACATCAGCAATGTTACCAACTGAATTATCATATGTAACTGTGGCAAATGTACTGCTAAACACAGATTGATTAACTAATGCTGTGAACACAACATTAACAGGATTAATTAGGATATAAGATGTTGCGCTAAAATAGCCAGCACGAATACTTGTTACCTGTCCCCCGCTTAATGGTGATGGAAAAGGCATCTATATCGCCCCCAAAGAAACAAATGGTACTTTAACTGGTGTTCCTATTCTTCCAAGTTTTGGTAATGTCTCAGCAGGTGATGGTAAGTACATAATTGCATTGTAATTAGCGGGTGCTGAATAATCCCGTGTCTTAGTTCTTATTGTTATTTCACCTGTGTAACCACTTCCGCAATAGGTGTCTGACAAATATAGCCATTGGTTTTTAGTCAAGAATGTAAACTCAAATGCCGTATTCGGTTTACCGCTTATGTATCGTGTTTGATCTAAGCATATCTTAAATGTCCCCGGTGAAAAATTGTACCATGCCATAGGAGCAACAAATGGACGGGTGTCTCCAGGCGCTATAATGCTATTGACGCTAACAAGTTCGTCTGCATTATTGAACCCTGCCGCTATTTTTAATTCTGGGTCGAATATATATGTCATGCTGTTAGTCTCCTTAAGATACCTACAACACCAGAGGCAATAGCCAAACCTGATTGACTAGCGTTAGCATTAACATTCACAGTATTGTTAGCAGTCCTATTATTGTTTGTAGTATTTCCACCTGCAAATGATGTGAATGATGAAATTTGCGAGAATAAACCGCCTATTGTTTGCGCTACTCTACTCATCATTTGTATCTCAGCATCGCTTATTTGCCTTCTAATAGTTAGCGCCTGGATACCTGCCTGCTGTATATCCATTAGCTCTTGACGGTGTTTTGCGCGTGCCTGCATGATAGCCTGTGCGTTGGCTATCTGTTGCTCATTACGTTGCTGTTGGAAGGCTACGCGCGCGTCATAAACGTCCTGCCTAAACTTCTGCAATCTATCCCGGCGTTCTTGTATGAAAGAGCGTTGTCTATCTTCAGCTTCCTGTTTTTGCTGTTCAATCCTATCATCTTCGCTTCTGGAAAAGTTGCGTTGCTCATCCTCAATAGCAATCCGCGCCGCACGTCTGGAATTAGCTACGGCTTGGAAATCGCGTTTTTGCCTTAACCCTAATTCGTCTTGGTCTGCTTTCCTACGAATATCGTCCAGCTTATAATAATGGTTGCGTTTTTCTTTTACTTCTTCGCGCTGTGCCTCAATTTGTGCCTCTAATACCTTTTGGCGTTGTTTCATTTCACCTTCGGCAAGGTCGCGCCCAAGTGTTTGGTTAAGACTGCCTAACTTCTGTTCTAATTGTGATAGTGCCTTTTCCGCTTCTTCAGCAGCTTTTTGGCTTATAGTAATCAACTCATCAGCGTGTGATTTTTCTAATGCTGCTTGTTTTTCAAGTGTGTCTTTAATAATCTCGAAACGTTTACGCGCTGCGTCTGTTTCTTCCTTTGCAAGTTCTATTGCTTTTTGTTGTTTCTCAGCTTGTGCTTCGATTGCTGCCGCTTCTGCTTCACGAACGGCTGCTAATGGGCGTGATGTCGTTTCAAGGAATCTTGTTTCCCATGCTAATTCTTGTAACGCTGCGTTATACGAATCTATTTGTGCGATAATCTCATCTGTTGATTGCCCCGATTCTTGTAAGCGTCTAAGGGCAAGAGATATTGCGAGTGTCTCATCCGCTATTGCTTTATTACGTGCGTCCTGTTGTTCGGTGGACATTTCTAATAATCCACGTTCCATCAATATCCGTTGTCGCCCATTTTCCGCAAAGGCAATTGCTGCTAAACCTGCTTGTGTTCTTTCATTTGCTAAGCGTTGCTCGGCTTGTATAGCGGTCTCTATTGCAAATTCACTTGCTGCTAAACCACCAACTAATCCCGCTGTGGAAGTTGATAATGTAAGTATCTCATCATTTAACGCTTGTATTTCTTTCCCATATGTTTCGGCAGCATCAGAACCCGATATATCTGCTATACCTCTGGCTAATGCCATGAATAAATTATTTTCATTTTGTCTTTGCTGTGCGTTTCTAGCATCCTCTAATGCTTTTAATTCCATTAGACTATCACGTCTTGCGGCAGCTATTGCCATCTGTGTATTATTAGCGTCAATAGCGGCTTGCACATCTTCTTCTGTGCCTGTTATGCGCAATGTTTGGAACTGCTCTTCGGCAGCAATAATTCCCCTTGCTGCTTCTGCTTGTTTATTCATCTCGCTAACAAGACCGGATACGGCAATGGCAGTTAATCCAGCAACAGCCCCTAACCCAAACCCAACCGGGCCAAGAGATTTGGCTGCTACATTTATGGCTGCTGGTAGCCCCGCCACGCTTGCCTTAAGTTTCGGTAACGCTTCAACAACTGCTGGGAACTCGGAAACCGTAGAGATACCACGCTGTATCCCAGTACCACCGACAGTACCGATAGCATTGGCAACAACTTGCGATTGACTTTCAAAATCGCCAGCTAATGATACAGCCTTTGAGGTTCTACTGAACTCTTCGTCAAGGTCACGAACATCTTCTGTACCTTGTTTTATACTTTTATTTAATCGTTCTACTTTGTCGATTACATCTTGCAATTCTCTTGGAACAGTAGCGCCTACATCATGAAAACCACTTTCAATATCAAGCAGTTCACTTGTTAGCTTTTTAGCATTCTTAGTAATACGTCGTAATTCAGAAGCGCCAACAGCACCGCCAACCTTATAAGCATTCTCAACCTGTTTCATAGATTGCTTAATTGCGTTATTGGCTGCTACTACTTTTGCTTGTGTACCCTGTTCTACAAGGTATTGTAATAGCACCTTATTAGTAGTTGTTTTGTTGGTCGCCATTACCGTCTTCCCTTTTGTATTGCTGTTTTATATGATTGTATAATCGCTTATACAACATCATATCATCAATTAAAAATGCGTCCTGATCGAAGTACCCACCTACGTCCGGCCATTGGTTAAAAAGCTCTAATGCGCTTACTGCATTTCTAACCATACTCATTGCCCCCGAATAATGAAAACCATATTCAATTGGCATTTCGGGTTCAGCAAGTGAATTTATTATGTCTCCCCTAATCATCTTATCGACTTCTAACTGAAAGTCGATTCTAGCGTCTAGCCTTTTTTTTCGACTGTTTCCGGCAACGCTCCGGCAGTTAAGTCAGGGTCGTGCGGACTATCAAGCTTATTCACCGCTTCTATGATCTTTTCGACCAGTGGCACAAGCGTACTATCACAATACTTATTGAATTTAGATGCAATTTCTTCTACAGTATCAGTATGTGATAGGAACTCGAAATCTATAGAACCCTTTGCAACTTCTACACGTGGCGATATAGCCCCAAAGTCTGCCAATATTGCGAGTATGTCCCCAGCTTCATATCCAAGTTCTTCCGCTATTTCAGAATAGTTAGTATAGATGCGTTGGTGAATTATTGACCTGTGCATTCTAGTCCTAATCGTTTCGGGGGCTACCCGAATGGTAGCCCCACTATCAACTATTTCTATCATTATAGGTTGTTTACCTCGACTGGTATCCATACAGTTACAATTGCATTATTGGCTGGCGCATTACCACCTGTGAATGTAATCCTGTTCGGGCCTGCTGATATGGCATAGTTAATGCTGGGAACGATAACAGGTGCGGCCGTACCGACTCTTGTGGTAACAATGGTCGTGTCTGTTATCACAGGGGTATTCGATAGATTGAATGTCAAATTAACGCCGTTGCCCTTAAAAAAATTAGCAACGTATTGATAATTTGCTTCAACAGGGACTAATGCTGATGCGTCAGTCCCTTGCCCGGATTGTGTGAAGGTTGCACCCCAGGGAAGAATATTTCCCTTGCTCATGCTTATAGAATAACGATATGGGCCATGAGCGCGTTGTGTCCAGTCAGCACTACCCTTTGGTGATAATGTCACAGAAGGTAGGAATAACAATTCGCGCTTCTGAACACCTCTATCACCTGGAGACCATGTTTTAGCTCTACGCCCGAACAATATAGCAAGGTCTGCTAATTGCTTGGTATTTGGCGCGAGTACGCCAGTCTTGATATTACCAGTAGTTTCTACCGATGTCCCTTGCACCATAGCCTCTAAATACAGGTTACGTGCTGCTAATTCCAATATTCCACTTGGCAATGTTGGCTCTCCAAAGTCAAATTGCACAGTTGGTTCATCATCACCTAGTACATCTAAAATGTCACTGTCAGGCAATCCGGCTGGCACTGTCATAGCACCTTCTACTCTTAGCCCGGACGTTCCTGTGCTTGACCCGGCTGTTGGTTCGGTTGTGTCCGAGCCAACCATAACACCCGATGTATTCTTTGCGAATACATACACAGTATTAAAGCCTGCCCCGATAAATCCATCTTTAGTTGTAGCCATTACTTTGTTCCTTCCTTAGCTTGATTCTCTGGTTTGCATTATGGGAACAATCAGATTTAATTCTTCCCCAATTTGTGTAGAGCCAACACCACCTAAACCGAAAGCGATAATTCCGCTTGTACTTCCGATCTCGATTCCGTCTGGATGTATCCATGTTGGCTCAGTGTGGTTAGCTCCATTATCTGTTGTTAGCATCTCATGTTTAATGAAGTAATCGACTAGTAACGGGATAATCTCATCAACTAATGTTTCATTGTTCCCCGCGTAATTACTTGTATAGTGTCCGATTACAACCCTAATAAAAACATCATAAGTTCTTATGGACATATCTTCGCTAACCTGCTCCGGCAATGATGGCCCGGTTCTATGCACGATATATGGAAAATGATCTTGTTCATAGAATATATGTGGAATAGCATCAATACCTGTGCGCCCTGGCAATACACTTGCAATATAAGTATCAAGTGCTTCTGCCTCCATTGCGATTAATCTGCTTAGTAAATCCGTTCTGTATGATGCCATTGTTACATCCTATAACTATCTACTGTGTTCAAAAGTTCTTGCACTAAGTCTTGAGGATATTGTACTATCCCAACCTGTGTTAACATCTGTACACTGTGCGAACCTCTACGCGAATATAATGTGTCTGCTTGTCTAGCGACCACTCTTTGAATATCATCAGGTATTTGCAGAATTGATACAGGTGCGGCAATTAGATGGGTAGCTGCTGTTGAACCATTAACGCCGCGCGTAACTGTTAATGTGTCTGTCGATACACTTGTAACTTCCATATATTCAGTATCTATTTTTAACATATGACCTGGGCTGAATAACACACCCTGCCCGGCGGTAACTGTGAATGTTACGGCGGTTGTAGTAACAATCGCAGCTGCTAATAAACTAGTGGCAGTAAAAGCATTACTCCAATCACCATGCCAACCCCATTGTCCCGTTACCGTTAGCGGATTAGGATATACACGTCTTATAACCGGGCTGCATTCTAGCCCATACCATGTATCACTATCTGTTGTTATTTGTAGTTTATCATATGGCGGGTATCCAGACACATAACCGCTCACCTTGCTTGTCACATCCTCAGTGCCAGCTAATACAGTTGTTAATTCTAGCAAATACATATTCATGTCCAGTGTGTTGTTTGGTGTATTAACTAAGAATGATCTAATCTGTACAACCCTACTTTCGATATACGGCGCGAAGAATGGGCGCTGTGATAACTTCTTATTAGGTTGCAACAAAGCATCAATACGCATAGACACAGCCGCAATGTATCCGAATATCTGTGTATCATCTAGCGTTTTAGAAGTCTTACTTACATCTTGCTCAGCTTTAGCAAATGCTAACGTGCAATATCTAGTCATCGCTCACCAACCTTATTTGTGATGTCATTCCACACCTTTATGGCATTATCTAGGAATTGCACTTCGGCTTTTTGTAATTCCAGATCAACACGCGGCCATCCTGTTTTAGCATGGCTTGGAACTTGCTTTTCCATGACAACATAATCCAACCCGCTACTTGGAATTTCTGCTGATATAGTTCCATTAGGTCTATCGAATTCTATCAGCACATCAAAACCTTGACGTTTATAGCGCCCTCCTGATGTTGGTATTGTTACGCCCGGAATGCGCCCTGCAATTGCAGCAAACCACCAGTTACGCGCCCTTGCCTGCGCTGCGTTGTCATACGACCATATAAAAGGATGCGCTGGTTGCCTGGCTGGGACTCTATTTACACGCCGTCTCAAATTGCGAACAGGGTTACGTGTCTTAACCTTAAACTCCGCTTGGAATTGCTTAGGCAGTCTGCCAATGTCCTCAGCGATATGATCGTATAGTTTATCATCCCATATCATCACTTTACGGGACATAGTTAGCTCCTGTCCAACTTGCCAATAGATGAGCAGCGCCTACTATTCCGAATACACTAACAATATCAGTTTGCCCAACATATGCGAAAGCATAGAACACAGCGCCGATCCATAACGACAAGCAATAGATACACTGCATAACGCCTAAGTGTTTGCGAATGATTTCGAATACTCCACGCGGCCCGGGCAGGTTTACAAGACAGTAAGACAAATACCACGTTGCACAAATTATCATTATGTAATCTATATTGTTCATGTTATACCTTCGCTGCTATTGCACAAACTAACGATACCAGAACACACCACATAGCATAAAACTGATTAATCATCCCCCATCCGACTCTATCATGACCATTATCAACTATCGACTGCCAGACAAATACAACGCTCAATACAACAAGCATAAAGGCTAACAGCGATAACACCACCTGCGCTGTGCTTTTTTTGCGTTTTAGCAGGATGTTTTCAATCGCTTCTAATCGCTTTAATGCGCGTGACTTATGGTGCTGTTTAGTGGTCATTTCGTCGCAAACCTTTTTGCTAATTTAGGAACTATGTCTGTCAATACATATTCTACACGAGCATCGGCACTATGATGTTTCTGTGCATGTTTCTGAGCGTGTACAACCATTTGCCGCCTACGTTTATTTTGTTCTGGTTTAAGCCAGTGTTCTATAAGGCTTTCAAGATGTTCAATATCATCCCATTGCTTATAATGTGTACCCTCTTTTGACTTGGTATAATATCCGAACTTGGGTGTTCTCTGATGTAAACATAAAGCACCACCAGAAGCAATGATCTCAAAGTAGCGGTTACTTGTATAACCAGCCGCTTCGACCCCATTTATGCTAAACTCGTTTGTGCTGATTGCCAGTTTAGCGTTTTTATATATCGCACGTCCGGCTGCATAATCGTAATGATTAACACCCGTTGCCGTTACTGAGTTACACCTACCAAATAACCCCACCTTATACTTGGCCCTTAACTTGTCTAATAATTGCCATAGCTCAACACGCGCCTCACTATAAACATTACCAAGAAATACAATATCGTATTGTTCAACTTTAGGAAACATCTTTTCCTCTGGTTCTTCATACGTATTCAAATATGGATAAGTTGACGTATATTGTCGCATCTCTTTTAGCATATCCATATTCACTAGTAATAAAGCATCGAACTGTTTCCACAACTCAACATTAGGGCGATATACTTTGTCAGGCCAATAATCACCGACCCAGTTAATCCACACCGTTTCCGGTGACGATAATCTTGCCTTAGCAACCATCCCAGGTGTTACTATTTTCTGGTTATGTATCTGGCTAAATACCAAGTGCGGCTTAAATACATCCATTGCGTTTTGCAGGTATTCACCGGGGTTCTTTTCATTGTAATAATCAAACTCCCAAACTGTTGCTACTTTCCCCCATGCCGTCACTAAGGCGCGTTTTTCGCGTCTACTTCTCTTATTAAGCCAATGCGCTATAAACAGCACACGTAGGCTCTCAGTGTCTTCCTGGGGTATCCGTGGGGTGTTGCGCTTTACTGGACAATTTGGAAAGTGTGAAAAGTAACGGTTAGCATCTTCCTTATGTTTTGCTTGGTTAATTTTTCGTGGTGCATCCATTAAATACGCCTCATTATTTACAACACCTTTTACTACGTCAACAGTATAACCATATTCGATAATCCTAGCACCTAGCCAGTTATCACCAGCATATGTGAATGCGCCTTTCATACCAGTGTTAGCTCCCCACCAATCACATTCATCACCTAACCATTTGCGGATTAACGCAATTTGCGGATATGGATATTGATATCGATTTCCATCTTCGCTACGAACATTATGAGTATCAGCTTTGTATTCGTTGCGGTTTTTGTTATGTGCGAATGTCACAGCGCCACAATTAGGGGTACTGTCAAGGTGTTGATATGCTCTCATGATCGAATTAGGCGGGAACGATATATCATCAGTAGCAAATAACACATATGGTGCTTTCGCCAGACCTGCGCCATACGTAAACGCATAAATAGCACCCATCGGTTTACCAAGTTGCACTAATCTTAAGTCGGTTTGTGAATTAACCCATTCGGCTGTTCCATCAGTTGAACCATTGTCAACGATAATATGTTCATAACGTATTGGCTCAGGAATAGTTTCGCGTATAGACCTAACCAACTTCTGTAATGTAGTAGCCCGGTTATATGTCCCTGTTATTATGCTGATGTGTGGCGCAAGTTCTGTCATTTATACCTCACTCTTTTTTGATTTGCGACGTTTGCGCTTTGGCTTCGGTGCTTTTGGCTCAATAATAGTTTCTGGCTTGTCTTCCACAGCCACAACATCTTCAATGGTGGCAACTTCCAATTTCGTACTACTGTCTTTTATCGTCTTCTTCCAGATTGCCAACCCGCAACTGTCGCCGTCCACCAGGTATATTTCCGGTTCAATGCCTGCCTGCTTAATGCCTGCCACAACTGCACCCCTAAATTTGGGATGCACAGCGTCATGTGAGATAATTACACCGCCAAAGACAAGTAAATCAATAGCCAGATCATAAATATTCTTTGTCATCGTATCGGTGTGTTCGGTATCCTTGAATACCAATTCATATCTATTTTTGTCATTTTTCAGGTAATCAATAGCGTCAGATGTTACGAGCTTTACCCCCTTGTTCTTGGGAATAAATTTTCCAACTGGTTGATTACTACCTTGTATTGTCTTCTCATTATCAATAGAAATAACACGACCAGTGGGTGTGGGTGCAGCCATATTACCATCGGCAATTTGTAATGCCATAGCACCCCACCTTGTGCCAATATCTAACGACAGTATAGGGTTTAATGCACGAGTAACAGCATAAAGAATGCGCTTTTCGCTTTCACTACCCGTTCCCGACGGCCAATTGTTCCCGTCCGGGCGCGTTGCCGCGTGAGGTGCTTCTTTTGCGTACTGATTTAGCTTTTCTGGTGATAGGTTTAACTGCTTTGCTATTGCTGTCAATACTTGGTTTAATGTTCCTTTGTGCATTGTATATCCTTTGTGCTATTGAATTCAATTTCGCATGATTTGGATTGATGTCAGTTGCGACAACGGGCAACGGCGCTTCTGCTGGTATTTCTAGCACCCCGGCCGCTTGCAGCATATCAGCAAACGTGAGGGGTTTAGTCACCCGTTGTCTAACCACTTTTTTTGGTTCTATCACTGTCGTTGGTTCTGGCAACACATAATATAAATCTGGTCGAATAACAACGTCTTTTCTATCCATCCATACCTTTCGCGTCTTTGCTGCTCTACCATATCGGCGTCCGGTTATCTGCCCAACTACATTACGATTGCCTTCCCATAATGGCATAACCAAAATATCACCCGGTAATCGCTTACCAATTGGCACTAGATTATTGGTATTCACTTTCCCACCACAACATCCCACTCTATACCTCCGACTAAACTCAGCTCTGATCTTTGAGAATAACCCGTTAGACCGTGCTGTACTTGACCGCTTGCCATCGTTTGTGTAATGTACTAATGGCTTTTGCACCTTAGTTCCACAATAGGCGTATTCATCGAATTTAAGAAATAATTCAGTATCTTCCATAGCCTGTAAGTCTTCATTGAAACCACCTGCTAATGTTATCATACTGGTATGGATTAAACAGGTTACTAAATGCCATGCCGTGTCCCAGAATGCGCCGTCTGGTGTTTCTTTTTCTTCCGTTCCCTGATACCAATTAGTGTATACATACCTATCAGGTGTTGACGCTTTCAAACATTCATACACGAAATCAGGCTCAAGATAATCATCAGCATCTAAGAACACAACGAATTTAGTTTTAACTTGCTTTAATAACAGGTTACGAATATAGCCCGGCCCGCGTTGTTCGGTGTCTACCATATGCAGGTGTCTGCATGGTATTGTCTGCTTATGAACACTATCAGCACATCTAACAAATACGCCCTCGTGCCAGGGTGCTATTGGTGTAATAATTGTTACTTGCATCGTTAATCCTTTATTGTATCTTGGCTGCTATTAATACCGAATTCCTTATCCATCTTTTCGCGCCACGTCTCTGCTTTGCCTTTACTCAATTGGCTTAATAAAGACAATCTTGATGTTAGGACATTATGTAACCTATCCTCAATATTTGACGGTTTATGATAATAAGAAATCTCCGTAACCCAAGAGTGACAATCCCATCCAGTGTAATCACAACCGGCTTCTAACCATATGATTGATGCTGAATTATGATGTGGTAATGCCTCTGCTTTTCTTCGCAATACCCATATCCAATTTTCCTCATCATTAACGCCTTCATACACAGCAAGTATTTCTTCCACGTCTTGAATAGTAAATGCTTGAGGATTATTTTCCAAACATTGCTCTAAATCATAGTCATCTATCATGCTCGTCTCCTTTTCAAAATAGGGGCAGGTTTACCCCACCCCTATTATACCATACTTACTATTGGTTACGCACTGTATTGAGTAGTGCCACCGTCATAGAAGAATGTACCACCTGGGTCGAATGAACGATAGCCAGTGTAGCTGTCGAAGGTTACGTTATCAATACGAGCTGCAAGGAATGGAGCATCCAAGCGTAACCGGAACATACCAGTCAATAACAACTCATCACAGAAACCGTCGCTACGTGCGGCGGTTAAGTACATACCGTTGTTATGGCTTGTACGGTTTTGCTGTGCGATGTTTTCCCACTCAGTAATGTACTGGTTATTCATGGGGAAGTAGTCATGCCATAACAAATCACCACCAGACCATCCCATAGGAACGATGCGAATATCAGCAGTTAAGCCATTACCGCTTTCGTCAGGAATAGCTACATCAATACCACTTGTGAACAGTACCGGGACTCTATCACCGTCTAATGGCAATACTTGCCCATTATAGAATTCGTTGTAACGTGCTTCGATTTCGGCTTGTGTACGCCCACCAGGTTCACTGGCAGAAAAATCACTACAACGTGTATTTGCGAATGTACAAGCTGCAAGTGCTGTTAATGCACGGAATAGGCGTTTGTCCATTACCAGTGCCCATGTTGTACCGTCCATACCAACATCAATGGCAAGCTGCTTACGGCTAAAATACACATCTTCCAACAGACGAATAATATTCAATCCGTTGTATGTGCCACCGATTACAGTATTCCAATTGATTATGTGACTATCGGCTGCGGGGCAGGCGATACCGCTTGCCAGGTCGGTGTGTCCTGTTTTAATCAGCAAGTCCAAACCATCGAACTCATCAATAACGCCCAACGTGGGAGAAGCGCCACCTGTAACAGTGGCGTTGCCAGATATTTCCAGATTAGCAATTACACGCTCTAACATTACACCGAGCGTCAATAGTGCCTGGGCTGATGTTGACATGAAGTTAAGCCCAGGGCGGCGCAGCAGGTCGGGGACTAACGGGCTACCGGATTCGGCGAAATTCATTATGCGCCGTTCCATATCAGCACGATCATTCACACGACCAATTTCGGTTATGTCAACTTTCTTAGTCTTCATGAACAGCTTACCATAAGTTGACAAACGTGTACACTTTTTCAGATCGCCGGGATAGGGCGGGTCGGCGCAAGTATTGGCGGCATTAGTTCCGGCACTGGCAAGTTGCCCAGTCAGGATACTAATCTTTTCGTTAATGATATTGCTTGCACGCCAGGGAATAGCTTGCAAGATAGTACGCGGGCGAATAATGGTGCTGAGCATATCCGGGCGAATGCCTGGCTCACTGAACATCCCATTCGGGCCATGTGCATAGTTGAATGAACTAGCACCCGCAGCAGGGTCGTGTTTTTGCTGAATTCCAAGCGCCTTACTCATTGCCTGAATTTCATCAATCGTATAGGTTTTATCGTTACTCATTACTTGCCTCCGGTAAACATATCAGCGAAAGCGGGCGGTGCTTCAAACGTGCGCTGCGCCAACGATTTGGCTATTTCGCTGTCAGGGTCAATTTCAGTTTCTGGTGCTTGGCTTGCACGGCGCGGTTTATCATTTACGCTTTTCTCTACCTTAGCCAAACGCTCACTCATGTCATTGAATGATTTTGTTTCAGCATTCATTCTATCGAATGCCTTGTGGGTGATTTCTACAATTTCCGATACATCGGTAATCAGATCATTGTATGCTTTACCCATTTCTGCAACTTGCGCCGTCAAAGCCGCAACCGTTTCATTATCCTTTTCATCTTCCTTGTCTTCTTCGTCTTCACCCATTGCCATTTCCTCTACAACATCAGTTTCGGGTTGTACAGAGGACAACACGTCAACAACGATTTGCATGATGTCAACGACAGCCTGCTCATCTTCCGGGAACTTTTCAGATAATCCCAATTGCAAGCCATCAATAATATCTGGCGACAATTCCATTGCTTTCCGTTCAACACCAGCCTCGTCAAGCTCATCCTGTTTCTTGGATAAACTTTCCTTAAGCCCGGCAACAATTCCAGCAAACTTACTGCGTGGATTTCCATCACTTGCTTTTTCTGACATTATAATACCTCACTTAATGTAAACCAATTAGCCTGATAGCCATCGGCTACAATCGAACTTTCAAACTTATCGAACGGATATATAACACCGTCCTTTGTCTTACCTAATACTCGAAAACCATGAGATGCTCCCCATATACCGGGGTTGTTTTCGATATTATCCCACACTGTTTTTATATCAGTATTGATTTCCTCACCGCCCTTTTCGCCTATATTAATATTGGAGTTGGGACGTTCCTGGGCTATCTCAATTAAAAAGCTTTTATAGCACTCAGCATAAACAATGTCGCCTATGGGGTCGCCTTCATGCCAGAATAGTAGAACATTGTCTTCTGGCTTAGTTGGCATTAATCCATCAGCATATTCTTTTAATCCTTGTTCTTTAAGTATCTCACCTTCGCGGTCACGGTATGCGTTGCTTGTTACCAACAGCATATAACGCAAACCATCCCCACCGGGCAGTATCATTGCTTTATTATTACTTACTTCCATATTCACTCATTTCTCGTTTACCATACCGGGCGGGAATTCGGCTATGGATTAAACGATTATAATATTATTGTATCATACCACTAAAAGCCCTACGTACATACCTTACAGAAGCCAATCTCCCCCTGGCTGGCCCATCATCTGGTACTAACTTACATCCGCAAAAATCACCGTGACAAACAAGTCGTACTGAGTTTGGCAATAATCCCCTATCAGCATACGCCTTCATTGTGTGAACCTGACCATTCAATCGCAGGCATGTAACGCAATGCTCTTTGAGTGGATTAATAACCCAACGCCACAACTTGCGTGGTGCAGCGTCTACCATACCTTTATATAGCATATCAGATAAACTACCATTTGACCATTGAAGCCCCTTATTACTCAGTTCCTTATCAGTGTACTTTCCACTTCCTACATCCATAACGAATGAGCGAACTAATGGTTGCTGCTTAGATAGCCATTGCGATAATGCTGTCTGCCCACTTTCACCCAATTCTGGCTTCTTAATACCGGCACGTTTTAAGCCGTCAAGATATGCAGCTTCACCGTCACGTTTCAATTGTTCTAACAGTGTTATGCTTGCCATTGCTGGGGAGAATGCTCCGCTTTTAATGAACTGTATAACATCAGCAAAAGCACGTTTGAAATTAGATGCTGTTATCCTGTAATCCTTTTCAACACCTACCACCATATTATCATCCGGCGCTTGCTCAGTTGCCTGTGTTGCTGGTAATAACGTCTGCTCGGTTGCCTGTTCTATGGATTGCGGGTCTGTATCTTCCCACCTGATTATGTTCCCATTGTCATCAGTAACAGCATCCTTCAAAGCTGGTATCTGATTTGTGGCAATGATGCGCTGTTCGTCTTTGGTTGTATACGGCTCTAACATCTGAATAGCAGTAGCCCACGCTTGGGCAGTCTGGGCGCGTTCTAAGTCTTCCTCTTCATTGCGATACTTGAATAAGAACTCTACATCATCAGGAAACACATCGTTAATCATGCGCTCAATACCCTTTATTAAACGCCCTAATGCCCGCCCCTTGCTTTTCTCAGCTAATACCTGCGATTGTGTAGCCGTACCAATTCCCTTGCCGGAAAGCTCCCAGAAATCCTGTAAATCAACACCCACGCCAGAAGCCATATACTTAGCATTCATAGCAGCTAACTTATCAGGGTCGAAACCGGAAAACTCCTTTTGAAATTGCACAAAGTCAATTGATACTTCAATGTCAGTATTAGTGCCGAAAAAGAATACAAGCCTACCAAGCATATCCTGGTCATTGTCTTGCCTGTCGTTCATTTTCGACATCTGCTGTATAACCTGTTGTTCTGTTAGGTTTCTGGCAATTGCAAAGCCAGGAGCAGGCATATCATCCAACGAAGCACGCATGTACTGAGCCATAAGTATCTCGCGGAATACCGGAGTGATACAACGTGACAATGCACTATCACCCCATCCCGGCAAATCTTCGTTGCGTTCTGTCATATCCAAGAATTGAACTATGCGGCTGCGGTGCATGATGTGTTGCTTACCATCAGCAGACATATAAATCACAGGATACATCGGGTCACCAGTTGGATAACACCTGCGACTGTCTAATACTGCTATTCCTGTTGCCGCCCCGGTTGGTTCTTTCTGGGGATTGCCCGGTGCAATTATTTCGACAAAAGCACCTGTATCATAGATGCTGTAATTGATAATAAACTGTGATATGAAGTTTTCCCAGTTATCGAAATTAGCAAACCGAATTAAGTCATCCCACTTGCTATTATCTTCTTCCGGTGACTTAATCTCGTATGGTAACGATTGCAGGCGCTTTGTTAATCCTGATATGATACCACGAAACATACTGTTATCTTCGTGGTGATACCAGGCATATTGTGATCGTAATCGTTGGAACGAACCTCTAATACCTAATAATGATTTACGTTCAAATAGGTTACTGCTCCCGAATCCAAGCGAATTGTAATAACCATTACCGCTTACAGCGTCCGGGAACTTTTGTACTGTTTCGTCTAACTGTTGTTTTATTAGCAGGTTTTCGCTAATTTCTGATATGTCTTCCGTCATTACTTTATACTCCAGCAAAGATATTTTACCGCGTCGGCACAATGGTCGTCTAGTTTCAAAGGCGCTCTTTCGCCAGCATCCACACGGGATGATTTCTCATCATATCTATATGATTGTAATTCCATTATCGTATTAGTGCAACGCGGATGTATTTGTAACAACCGCACACCTTGACCATCGCATATTAAACGACGTACAACTTTTATACCCTCACTAACCCTGTGTGTTGCGCCACTGTGCATGATGTTCCTATCCCCTATGCGCCTTCGTAACTCTGCCGCGCTGCTATCCACCATTGCCAATTCTGGCAATTTGTAAGGAAGTTTCAGAACATTATTGATTGTAGTTTCTGGTAATTCGCTTGCCTTAACGTATTCGTAAAATATATTCAATCCGCCCTGTGCCGTCGGTTGTCCTAATAGTATAACACGTGGATGATAATTTGCTTTGCCCGGCCCATCGCCATAAGCATAGCCATCGTCAACACCCCAGCGAACCGCCAAGTCTGGATTATATTCTGCGTCCCGTGACACATTCAATCGTGGGTCAAAGTTGTCGTATACAGCGCCCTGTGCTTGCACCCATTTGCCTAAAACTAATCGCTGGTATTGTAGCCCTGTCATTAATTCCATACTCTCAGTATAGCTTTCCGGGTTCGCCGGATTATCCTTGTAATGGCTAACATAGACATTAGCTAAACCACCTACAATTAAACGCTGGTTTATCCAATGCTGGGGGCCGTCTGGATTAGTGGACAATATTATCTGTGTCCAGCCAGCCGCCTTGCCACGCATACGTGATAGGATAACCTCAAAATCATCATTATCGAATGCCGTTGCTTCCTCAAAGAATACCCAGTCTAAACCAGCGTCAAGTCCGATACCTTTAATGGCTTCGCGCTGTTCTATCCCGAACATACCGCCCCAAAACAATGCACTCCCATTGACGTATGAATAGTAATTCTTGCCCGTGCGAATAACAGAATGTCCTAGCTGCTTGCCTAAGATCATCGCCTCAAAGAATGGCAGTGTCTTGGTTTTAACGTCACCGTCGGCTTTGCGGAGTATTAATCCTGTTGAACCGGGATACTTCATACAAAGCGCGTGCATCTTTTCTAATGCCAACCGTGACTTACCACCACCACCACCGCCAGTAAGCAGAATACGCGGCGACTTGTCACGCCACACTGGTATCTGCCAGGGGTACGGTTTGAATACGGCGGTAACATCGGTTGTGCTTACCATTATTCCTTATCCCAATCATCCGGCGATATAGAAACGTAGCCCTTGCTTATTTCTATCGGAGCGCCGTCTTTACCTGTTAATTCATGACGTTCTATATAACCACGCTTTTTACCTTGTGTCTTTAAGTAAAAAATAATAGCAGTCGGGTTCTCATCATTAATCAGCTTAATTAACTTGCCTTCTGCTAAGTCAGTTGTCGCCTCGCGTGCATCTTTCACAGCTTCGGCAACTGTTGGGTACTTGTTGATAGCATTATAGACAGATGAACGGCTAACACCTAAATGACGCGCCGCAACAGATATGAACCCGCGTGCTTCAATTATTGCCTGTGCATATTCCTTAGCAGATTTACCGTTAGCCATTCTTTTTTATATGTCCAATCTGTACAATATAATCTTCACTCATTCGTCACTCGCTTTCACCTTCGCTGGCGTTAATCTCTTGCAATGCTTTTCGTCTATTATTTTAGGGACTGCTCTATTCCAGTCAGTATAATGATGTAACCTTGGGTTAACATCATGATATGTCAATCGTACAATGATACATGATGGTTGTTGCATAACGGTATAAAATGATTTTATATATGTACCATATTTAAGATACATATCAGTCAATCCGCCAGGTTGCGCTTGTGTTCTTTTCTGCTCAATAGATATATTAAATATTGTTAAAAACAAACCACCACGATTACCTAATGACATATATGTGTTAACATCATCATTCATCCTCCCAATGAATTTGAATGGACGTTTTACGCTACAGAAAAAGGAGTTCATAGCCTTCCTTTTCATTTTCAGTGTTGTTATAAACGGATTACTGCCACCGCCTACGAAGTCGCCACCCTGTGAAAATGCGATAGACAAAGCATCTATTGATTTATAAAACTTAAGCATAAAACAAAATATATCATCTAATTGTGTGCATGGTATATATTTATAAATAAGATTTTCATCCAATCTGCCTCTAAAATTTGTATAGTCATCATCAAGTTGGATAAAATAATCTATTCCTAAATCACGAGCAATATCAAAACAGGCATTACGTGCATACAAAACTGTATTATGTTCACTGAAATTATCACAAGTATCTGTTCTATCTGCAACCGCTTTTTTATCAAAGACAATCACCTTATCGCCAAAGTTCTTTTTATACTCATCTATGGTACTATCTTCATTATCGACAATGATATAAATAGCACCCGTATAACCGCCTTTACGCAATGTCCTGTATGTTATGACATTGTTCGGTCTACCATGCGTTAGAATGAACACAGCGAAGTTATTAGCTATCATATTCAATCCCCGCTAATCCTGCTATACTCTCTGTCAATTGCACGAAACCAAGTTCTATTGCTTTATTGAAATCTATAATCACTAACGCGCTGTTTTCCATTAGGTTCTGTGTTCTCTCATCGGAGTGTGCATAATATTCTGCAATCCTACCAAAATCTAAAACAGTATGCCGTTGCGCTGCTATAATCAAAAATTGCTTTTCATCTTCCGGTAAATCTGATGATTGTATTTCCTCTATTAACTGCCGTGTTCTGCTATTATTGAATAAGCTGCTTATTGATGGCTTATCACCTGTTATTTCATAAGTAGGCGCTTCTATCTTACGTGAGTAAGTATCATCTTCCTTGTTATTATCCCCCGCCAAATCTGCCAACAGCTCATCCAACTCATCACCAGTAAACCCGGTTGCACTTATATCAATCTCATCGCTATTGGCGATTTCCTGCAATAAGTCTGCCAGCGCCACTTCATCCCAACCGCCATCAATTGTCAGCTTGTTACTAGCAGCTAAATACGCCAACGCATGGGCATCGCTTTTACTATTGTATCCAACATTAGTTGGCACATACCAGTCGTTACCATCATCCCTAATACCATTAGGTGCATTCATTTTCTGCTTACGCATCATATATAGAGCTTGTGTTCTGCCATGCCCGGCCAAATACAACCCGGTTCTATCATCAATCGTGCCTAATTCCACATATCCGTGTTCCTGATAAGACTCAATAATTCCACCAACATTGTGACCTTTAGCATTTTTAGGATGCAATCTAGTCATCAATTCGCTTAATGCAAAATATTCTATCTTACGCTCGTCTGTCATCTGTCACCTATTCCACAAAGCCCGCCGCGCCATTGCAACGGGCTTAATTTTGGGTAGAACTTTAGCTATCTAAAATCTTGGTCGCACAATTGCGAACTTACAGACATTATAACACATCATGTCAAAATTGCACAATAACACATCTGTTCGCTAGTCTCTTGCTTTATCAGTTAATATTTGTGCAACCATATACACCACTACTTTCATTTCTTCTTCTGTTATTTCTTGTCTATCACCGATTATTGCTTGCGTGGCATATTCTATGATACTCGCGGCATATTCAGCTATCGCTATCTCTTCGTCTGTATGTGTATTTTTACTTTTCATTTTTAATCCTTTGTGGTATACTATGGTTGTTGAGTTGATAGTTGAAGCAAGCTGCTCCTTTTCCCCGGCTCACAATGTCGGGGAATTTGTTATCTATCAACACTACTATTATACCACGAAGCCACCGCCTACCATACAGCAAAAAGCCCGGCACATGACCGGGCATAAGCAATAAGTAGTTAAAATACCCCTAACTATTTGACACCAATAAACACCGTCATATCGGTGTCTTTGTTCCAGATATTACCGTCTGGCAATATTGCACATTCAAGATTTGCGCCATACAATTCCGCGCCATACAATTCCGCGCCATACAATTCTGAATAACGCAAGTCAGTACCACTTAAATCAGCACCACTCAATTTAGCACCACTCAATTTAGCATCGCTCAAGTCAGCACCACTCAATTTAGCACCACTCAGGTCAGCACAACTCAAATCAGCACAACTCAAGTAAGCTTCACGCAAGCTGGCATAATACAAGACGGCATAACGTAAGTCTGCATAAAACAATCTAGCACCACTCAAATTAGCACCACTCAGATTTACCCTTCCGGGCGAATTGCCGACGATCACACCCAACTGCGCTTGTGTTATTTCGTTTCCATCAATATTCATTCGTTATTCACTCCTATGCTATTCACGGGGTTTGCCTATCAAACCCCGCAACGATTAAAATTTGCCACGCTTTTATTTGCAGAACTCGCAATTACATACGGTTGCAACTGCTACCCTTTCCACATATTTTGATTGTGATTTACGCATCCTGATATGAACTTGACTTGCTGTTTTGTTTGCCATTGTGTTAATTCCCTCATTGCTAATCGATTGATTGAATCGCCGGATTGCCTAAAATATAATCTCTTGCCGTTGCTGCCTGTGATGCTGCCTTTACTAAAATGCTTCTATCATCTTTAATCGCTGTCAGCCATCCCGCAACGTATGCCGCGTGGTTATCAATATCAACATCCAGTCCGCACTCACCACATAACATCACTGAAATAAGTTCTGCAACAAGTTCTTCCTTGCCATATGACTTACTGTAAAATGTATTTTTACCTGTCACCCCTTGCCGTGCTAATCGTGACACATGCCCGGTGCTATGCCCTAACTCATGGAATAACGTTCCATAATATGCTTCCATAGAATTAAAATATTCAGGCATTACAACTATATCCTTTTTAGGAGCATAGTACGCCATTGTTCCCTTACGTTGTATCGGTGGGCAGTCTTTGTAACTTGACACTACATTTTCGGCAGCTTCTAATGGTGTAAACTCTACCGTTTTAATTGATAATGGCGGCAACTCAATCCCGGTTGTCTGTGCTGCAATATTGAATACTGGTCGTGTGCCACATTTTACATATAGCAATTTGCCGCGTTCCTGTCCTGCTTCTGGCTCTGCTCGTTTCTCTGACACATACATAACCATTACTGATTGACTGCCTTTAATCACCTTGCCGCCAGCATCTTTAATTTGCTTAAATCCTGCAAAACGATGATCTGCCCATCCACGTAGCGCCATATCGAATTGTAATGAAAATGAATTATATCCCGAATACCTCTTACCAGTAAAATAATTAATCGGTTGGCTTCCGCAAAACCATTCTGCCTTCCAGGGTACAATACCATTTTCTAACTGTTCAATAATTGCGGCTGTTACTTTTTCGTATACTTCATTTTTCTTCATTGCCTATCATCCCTCATTGCTAATCGATTGATTAAAAGACTAAATATTATTCTAATAAACTATTGTTAATAAGTGGACGGTTCAGTATAGCCCGTCCGGTACGTGGTTGTTATCTATAATCATCATTTATGCAAACGTATAACTATATTTGGATTACCATCCCAATCTATCAAAAACCCTTGTGAACGTGCGATAAATGAAATTATCATTCCGATGTGTTTCGAATGATATTTACCATCATTCGTCTGGCAATAACGAATAATAAGCTCAGTGGGGTCTTTACTGAAGTATTCCATGTCCTGCTCATGATTATAAGCAATACCAATATAGCCACCGTCCCGATCTGCCTCATCGCCTAAATCAGCACTGGCGCAAGTGCTGCAACACAGATGGTCATGTTTTGCTAAAAGCCCTCGCTCATTAAAAGCCGCAAATAAATTTTTAATCTCATCTTCTGTGATTTTTTGTTTCAATTCATTGCTATCCATGTTCATTGCCTCCGCTAAAGTCTCATCAGTACGGGTATACATCCCGCAGACGGTGTTTCCACCGTTTCGACTATTGGATTAACGCGCTTGCTAGTGTCCCTACAAACACGTTGCGATTGTAGCATCTGAATGTTTCGTTGCCATCCGTTACCGCATATTCAAATGTCACGGGGTCTATGCTCATAACCCTGATTGCTAAATCGTCTATATATTCCAGTTCATAGTCTGATTGTAGCATCATACTGCGGGTTGCGATTGTCTGCTCCATGTCTGTGATTGCTGTTGCTATTTCGTTCATTTTCTGGTATCCTTTAGATGTTCGATGAATGCGATAGTTGTAATTGATTCACTCTGCCCAGGTTGCTGCCTGGGCTTTGTGTTTGTTGTTAGCTTTCCTTCCATAACATCAGCTTAAATTTTGCTGCTTCATATTTGCCTAGCAGCTCATCAAATTTTTCGTCGATATTTGGCGGGAAAAAATCAGGGATATTGTTCTGTTCTATGTATGTTTCCAGATTTTCTTTTGTGATAGCTACCTGTGTTTTTAATTCTGCCTCATGTTTTTCTAGCACGTTCATTTTCTGCTCCGTTCGTGTATGTATATGCGTTTGTTTATTTAACTATCTATAGTATACTACACAATCATACAGTTGTCAATATTATAACATTAAAGGATTATGAGAGGATTGAATATACTGCAAGACACCCACTATAAGCCCAAGCTACAAATAAAACCCATACCAAATAATTCAATAACAACATTAACAGTATTTCGGGCCATTTAATACAACCCCATTCATTGACAATTATGTATCCGACAAAAAAAGGTAGTGCGAGTATAGTCACGACTATATCTATCATCATATATTATCCTTAGTTATTATCCGCGCCTCGATTCAATTGCCATCAAAATCATATCAACACAATCATCTGGCAATGTATCTGTGGTAATGATGGGAAATTCCAAAACCAACCATCCTGCTATAGCCGCACGGTTGAACTTTTCACGGTCTTTAATAAAACCACTCCCGCGTGTATGCCCGCCGCGAACCCATATACCACCATGAACTTCAATGCCTATCCTTAAATCTGGGTAAGCATAATCGAAGCGCCAACCACGATCTGGCACGACACGGTATTCCTTGTCATTACGATTTGTTGGCATGGGTACTTGTCTTTGTTCATTACCTTCTGTCATGTTATGAATTCTAATTGCGTGGATAAGTATCTCTTTTTTATCGCTCATAGCACGTCACCTTTTTAATACTTATCGCTAGATTTTTCAGCATGGAATCAAACAGCATTTTTTCTATGTCGTCAGATGTATAATCAGTTATGCCAACATAGATATAAATATGAATAATGTGCATATTTTCTGCCATAATATTATTCATGCTGTTGTTGTCAGTAATTCCAAAATTAGCGATTATTTTGTTGCCAGATGTTTTAGCACCTAGATAATCGACGCGGTAGCCAGCGTCAATTGATAATCCATATTCATTATCAATTGACCGCGTGTTCAACACGCGACAAACGGTGTCTCCAACTTCGTTAATCTGTAACAACCCTATTTGATAGTTCATTGTTTCTCTCTCACTACAATCATCCTCAAAATGGTGCTATACCAATGCGACCATCTCTATGTATAGCACTAGCGCACCACTGGGTAAACGCTTCACGGAATGATAACTCACCACGATCATCAAACATTACTGAACCTGTTTTGTTATCAACACATGAAGTTATCCCATTTTCTACTGCTATATAAAAGCTGTAATTTGTCTGTTCTAAAATAGCTATGGCTATTTCCATATGCCGCAATTGACGCATCATATTATTTGCCATCGGCAAGTTCCTTTTCTTTATTCGTCGCCTGGTTACTAAACAACTTCTGTATTATTCATAACATACCATATTAATTTTCCCGCAAACGAAACAATCTCTTGTTTCCAATTATCTAACCATCTAACGTAGGGGATTATCATTTGGATATTAAGTTCCTCGTCATTGTTATTCGCCCAAACAACCGTTACCATGACAATCAAAAAAACACTATCATCAGAATAATATTCACCAAGAACATATGCTGGATCGGTTTCTGTTTTGCATGACACATAATTAAATGCACTCGGCATAATCTGTGGAAACCATAAATCAATACTCCCTTGTACATCATCCATTATAAGATATATATTACGGCTATTATTTACCATCAGTAATCCTTTCTGGCGCTGGCTGACTTGCGATTATTTTGTTCTGATTAATCTGTTTATAGCAATGCTTCAAACCTTCGATCATTTGCTTTATGGTTGTCTCTTGTTCTTTTAACCGACGCTGCAAATCATCTATGAGTTTCTTCTGTTCATCTAATTGTTTTTGCATATCAATACGTCCTGCAAGCTGTATATCGGCAACCAACCAATCGGCGTTGTCTTCAAACCACGTAATATCCCTACGCATTGCCGCATGATACATCCCTATCGCTTTTTTAATATTCTTTGTTTTCTCTCTTGTTTCTGCCCATTTATCAGTTATGCGTTCTATTTCTATGTCGTCATCATTATTTTTTTTAAGGGCAAACGATACTGTGACAACTGGAGAGTTCACGATATACGCCGGGCCTGTATGCTGGTATTCGCTATTAATAAGCGCGTCAATATCAATATAATCTTCACTGTCTTTAATGGCTGAACCATTGCTATTTGGTGGTTTAAGTTTGTTTTTCATCTGTGACCACCTTCCTGAACCACCCGGCGCTCATCAACCCATTACGAATGACCTCTCTAATATCATTATCTGTATAGCTCTGATTAACATCAAAAAAGACAGTATATAATTGACCATCAATACCAGCTTTGTTCTCTTTATAAAAAGTGGATTGAAAACCAACCATGCCATAGTATTGAGCAACAGCACCAACATAAATTATAGAACCATCATAATCCCATGAGTAGCCTCGCGTCCGTGATATATCACCAACCATCTGAATTCCGACACGATTAATGCGCTCATACAATGCGAACATCTCAACTGTCATACGCTCATTTGAATTTTTGCTCATAACTAATCCTCGGGATTGTTGATATAGTAGAATATATCGACAATCATCATGTCTCCTTGATTTATAAACAGGGCGCGGCTTTTGTGCGGACGATTGTCTAATAACCCAACAGTTTTACCGCGCCCGTCCTTAACTACCTAAAATACCACGTCTTCATCATCGCCGAATGGGATTTCCTGACCTGCCACCGTTACTGGTTGTTCAGGATGTGCTTGTGCATCCACCAACTTTGTTAGTAATGGATAGCATTTCGTTGTGTCATCCTGTGGCACAAACATGAAATATGTACCGAAATATCTATTGTTGTCTTCCGGTTTGTCTCCCTGCTTTGCCTCAAACATTGGCGATAAAATAGAACTTGTAAACTCATCGACTCTTTCAAGCCGATTTTGCTTTATCTTTATGTCATGTGACGGATACTTTGATTCCCCGCCATTATACGACGAATGTACCTCAATGACCGGATTACCGTCACGGTCAAAAATGCGCGACATTTTACATATATCAATAATGACTGTTTTACCAGCATAATTATCTATATATTCCTGTTTCTTTTTGTAGTCATAACCACCTATATATACACTATCACCACTTTGCGAAACTGTCGGCGGCGTGCTTGTATTCACAGGCGCTTGTGCTGTCGCCTGCGGTTTGTCATCACGCGGAAAGTATTCATCTAATACGCTTTGTGGCTTTGGTGCTGGTTGTTGTGCATTACCATTGGACAAAGAAACTAACTTACTATCCAAGACTATAGACATGGTATTGACATGTTCATATACAGCATCAATAAAGTTCTGCGCTGATGTCCCCTCAGTAAACACATTAACTTGTATGAAGCGCATCCCATGTTCTAATAAAACTGGTATGCCAGGTGCTTTTACCCATATCGAAACACGCGCCTCATTATGCGTGCAGGGAAGGTAATCACCACTTTTATCCTCCAACTCATCAGCAGCCACATCACCATTGGCAACGCTGTTCAGCGCACTGATAAAATGGCGCAATGTCTTTTTAATCATACCCTCGGTTGCACCTGCCCGTGTTCCCACATAAAACAGAACGTGATATGGTTTATTATCACAAATCACGGTTGTCTTATAAGTGTCCCCTACCGTTACAATGTTGAATTCTTCACTCATCATTACTATCCCTTCTGCTACCGCCATAACGCGGTATCTTCAGCAATTCATCTAAATCACTACGCAAAATCAATCGTTCTCCAATGCCAACAAACCAATGCGCTGTTAAGTTCCCGCTTCTAATATAATATTCAATTAGCGACTTACTGCGACCTATACTCTTTGCAGCATGTGGAACGTTTATGTAATCTGTTACTAATCCCACGTTTTTATCTTCTTCCATATACTCACCTCATTTCAACTAAACATAACACCATTATACACCGGGCTGTACCATTATACAATAAGTAAAACATTAGAATATTTTTATTCCTCTTCAAACATCAGCGTATCAGCATCTTCGCTGGCGACTAGTGACTGCTCGGTGTCGCGGCGTTTCAGGCGTTCTATACAGAAGCAGCGATAGCATTGCAATAGCCCGGTCTTGGTGTTTCTGCATATCGAACTGTCTCCATAGATCAAATACTCTTCTGCTCCACAAATCTCACATTTAATTCTCATTGTATTCACTTCCTTTATTTGCTATAATTTGACTACAAGCAACCAATTTGGAGTTGCTAAACAATCAAGGCTACGTGTATAAACTGTGATTGTGAAACGACGCGCTATAGAGGCCGCGTCGTTTTAGTTTTATCTTTCCTACGTTTTAATTCTGCCGACAATGAATCAATAATACGCTGCTCATGTTCACGTCTGGCGATTGCTTCATTAAGTGTAATTCTAGCTTTATATTCAACAGCACCTAACTTGTTAATTGTTGCCGTCCTCATTTCAATTTCAAACGCTATGATTTCATTACTCTTGTTTTCTATGTCCATTGTTATTCCTTCCTGGTGCTATGTGATTGCAGCCATTCATTGGTAATTCCCACAATATCAGCTTCTTCTTCAATCCATCCTGCCATAGTAGCTCCAATATGTTGTTCGCTTTTATATAGCACCTTGCTTAGTAGGTGATGGCCATATTCAAGTAACTCTGCTTCGGTGTACATGCGCTCACCGTCGCTGTTTGTCTGGTATGCTTTCGATTTGTTGCCACTCATATTTTTGTCTCCGATATTATAGATAGAATGCTTAAAACCACTTGTATTGCCTGCTATCAATTCATCCAGTGCCTTTTCTGCAAGCTCTTTGTTTTTTCTGTGAACAGCGCCAAATTGCATAACGTCGCGTTTCCATATCTTTAATTCGCCACGCAGGATGCTATCTTTCAATTCGTCGCTATGATCTGCGATAGTATCAATTGCCTGCTTATACTTAGCAGCATTCACAACCGTTTGTTCACTGACATTGTTATTTTCTGCCAGACGTTCCCGTGTATTCTGTGTACAATAATTGTACACAGATTTAGACCCGTGACCATTTGTCTTTTCTAGCTCATATCTTGCCCCGATAATGTACGTGCGGTATTCATCTGTGAGGTTACGCCTTCCAAGTTGGTTGTCGTATATCCATTTTTTAACTTCTGTTCTGTCCTCAAATTCATATTCTACGGTGTCGTATTCAATCCCGTGCTTCATGCAAATAGAATGGCGGTAACGTCCGTCAACTATAACGAACTCGCTCTGCCCTGGGTCTAGCCACACCACCAACGCATCCCGACATCCTTCTGCAACGATGCTAGCTTCTAATAGGCTGTATTCATCATGTGCCAACGGAGCTATTAATGTTTTGAATTCACTGTCTATCTTAATTTCCATGTATCACCTTCACTATGCTATATAAATAAAAACCGCCATGCCGAAAGTTCTGTGTTGAACCGAACAACTAAGGAAAGTTATTGCCACAGAACCGCCGGAATAGCGGCTTTTTAATTGTTCGGTTCACTGCCATTATACCACAATTCACATCACAATAACAATGCTATTTATCATCGCCAGACATTGACAATAGCTGTTCTGGAGATATACAGAATTCCTGTGTGTAGGCAACTGATATTTCATCAATATGATCCTCAAGTGCTGCTATGTAATCATACAGACGTTTATTCTCGCGTCGTAAATCTTCGTTTTCAAGTTCCAATGCCACGTAATCGCCGGGCGATTTATCCACGAACATGCTTAGTTGTTTCATCGTTGTTATCGCTATCCTTCAAAGTTACAATTTGACCACTTCATAACTGTTCCATCCTCTCCCAATCATTACAAGTGCTATCGTTACAGTTTACGTTATATAATCCATTGTGCTGCATTTTGAAATTAACATCAGAATGCAATTTGCAGTGCCAGCTACGCTTGTGTTTTGGTATATCGTAACCTGTATTTAATACCACATAATTACAATTAATACATCGCCTATCGTGAATATCCCTGAATTCAAAACCAATCATTCTACACCTCTTCCCATGCTAAGTGCTTAAAGTTTGTTTTCATTTTTATCTGCCCTTCCTGACCCTCACTATTTTTACAGACGTTAGCCAACCCAGTATTTGTTTTGGTTAATTGACCATCAATTTCATCATATGTAATATGCAACGCTATGACTAAGTTAGCTGTATCCGGGCGTACCCACATACTATCATATTCATTGAGTGGTTTATTATTTCGCTTAC